TGTCTCGTGTTACACTTGCGCTTGAGAATCTTCCATTCTTTCTTCAGCCTGGGTGTAAGGCTTTGAATAAAGGTAATATAACCTTTGCGAATAATACAAAGATCATTGCAGCTGCTACATCAGGTTCTTCTATTCGTGGTCTATCTGTTAATCTTCTATTCCTTGATGAGTTTGCTTTCGTTGAAAATGCGGCAGAGTTCTATACATCAACCTATCCTGTTGTTTCGGCTGGTAAAGAAACAAAAGTGATTATCACATCAACCGCTAATGGTGTTGGAAATGTATTCCATCGATTATATGAAGGTGCTATACAGAAGAGAAATGAATTCAAAGCATTCAGAGTTGATTGGTGGGATGTACCTGGTCGAGATGAGAAATGGAAAAAGCAGACTATAGCAAATACATCGGAGATTCAATTCGAACAAGAGTTTGGAAATAACTTTCACGGGCGATCCAATACTCTTATATCTTCTGATATCATTCTTGGCTTAATGCCTGAAGAACCAGAAGAGTTTAAAAATAACATATCTTACTATGAAAAGCCTGAAGAAGGAAGCACATATGTGATGACGGTGGATGTTTCGAAAGGACGAGGACAAGACTATTCTACATTCAGTGTGATAAAAGTAGAGAAAGAACAGTTCAAACAGGTGTGTGTATTTCGTGATAATATGATTTCACCAATGATCTTTCCCGATATCATCGTAAGAGTTGCAAAATTATATAATGAAGCAATTGTTATCATTGAAAATAATGATGTCGGCACTGTCGTGTGTAATACAGTTTACTACGATTACGAATATGAAAATACATTTGTTCAATCGACTATTAAAGCCGGTGGTATCGGTGTCACAATGTCGAAGAGAATAAAGCGAATTGGTTGCTCTAATATGAAAGATTTAATTGAACAAGGTAAATTAGAAATAGTTGACTCAGAAACCATTTCAGAAATATCAACCTTTGAATCCAAGGGCGCTTCATATCAGGCATCTGGGGGTAACCACGATGATTTGGTTATGAATATAGTTCTATTCTCATGGTTCATTTCATCTGATGCTTTTGCAGATATATTGGATATGGATTTAAAATCATTACTTTATCAAGACCGGATCAAAGAGATTGAAGATGATCTATTACCTTTCGGTTACCATGATGATGGGATCAATAATGTTTCTAATACACATAATGAAATTGTCAAGGAGCAGAGAAAGTGGATGGATATCTGAAATACTGCATATTTATAAATATATTCGTGTGAATTGACATTTTCTTATTATTTTTTCAACAATCTTATTATTCAACTAAAACAAAAACTGAAAGACAATTATGGGTTTTCAAGTATCACCTGGAGTCGAGGTTAAAGAAATCGACTTAACAAACGTCATACCCGCGGTATCTACCTCCATTGGTGGATTCTCTGGGTATTTTAAATGGGGACCGATTGGTGAAATCAGTCTCCTTTCATCGGAAAAAGCACTCCTACAAAAATTTGGCACACCAGATAGTTCTGTACTATATGCTGATCCATTTTTCCAAGCAGCATCATTCCTAGAGTATGGTGAGGCTATTAAAGTAGTTCGTGCTGGTAATTCCACAAACTTTTCAAACGCGACAGATAATGGTGGTGCTGATGCCTTCGAAGTCTCAAGCATAACAACAGGTGATCTACCGGATGGATCATATAGTGGTAGAACCGTTGGTACAGCCAACGATTTTGCTTTTACTGTCACTTCCGGCGAGCCGACCATCGTCACCAATGTTTCCTTGGCTGATCAGCCTATTAGTGGCGCTTTGGTTATCGCTGATTCTGATAGTACATCATTGGATACTCTTACAATCTCAACGACGTTGCCAACAGGCACCGTGTATCGCAATGTCGGCGATTTCACATTTGACCGGACGATCGATGACAAGGTTGTTAGCTTCTCACTCAATGCATCGACTGGCACGATTAGCATCGTTGAAAATGCAGTATCTGGAGTTGCTCTAGCAGATCAAATCGCTTCATTTACTTTCAGCGCGCCTGTGACCGTGACGGACGAGAACGCCTCGCCAGTGATATCTGAGACATTCGTTGATGTATCTGTTGATGTTGCCTATGTACAGGATAGTTACACCGTTCAATTGACCTTTGATGGTATTAGTGATAATGGTGTTTATATCCCCAATGAGACTTACTTCGAAGACACTACATTCAATACAGATGGTGGCACATTCGCCGCTAAATATCCTGGTGTTGCTGGTAATGGCTTAAAGGTATATGCTCTTGGCGAAACTTCATTCGATTCGATTAAAGACGATATCAATGCATCGCCCTCGGAAGCAACTGGTGAAGAAACTGCAGTTTATAATTCCTTCGATCTTGCACCTGACGCTGGAGAAATTCATGTCGCAGTTGTTGATGTTGCTGGTAACTTCGGTGTTCCTGGCTCGGTGATTGAAAAATTCGCTGGACTTAGTATCAGTAAGACTGCTAAGACAGATGCTGGAGCAACAAACTACATCAAGAATGTAATCAACACAAGATCAAGATATATCTACCTTATTAAAGGTGATACAGATGATTATAGTGAATCAACATTCGCTGGCACAAGTGCTGGTGAATTTACTCTCAGTGGTGGTACTGAAGCCTCTGCTCTTCTTCCAAGAGATATCAAAGACGGACTTGATCTTCTTGCTGATACTGAAACAGTAGATGTAAATCTTATCTTCTCTCAGATCGAAGCAACTGGAGCTGTTCTTCAGAACCACGTTCATAAGATTGCCTATGAAAGAAAAGATGCAGTTGCATTCTTATCTCCGCCCAAAGCAGCCACAGTTGGTTCCACAACTCCATTAGCAGATGTGATTGAATTCAATGATGCCATCACTAATCGTGGTGTAGAAGGTTCTTATGGTGTAATTGATTCTGGTGCAGTTTATATCTACGATAGATATAATGATGTTTACAGATTCATACCTGCAAATGGTCATCTTGCCGGCCTTTGTGCTAACACAGATGATGTTGCAGAACCTTGGTTCTCGCCAGCAGGATTCAATCGTGGTGGTTTCAGAAGTATCGTAAAATTGGCATTCAATCCTAGTAAGATTCAAAGAGATGAACTTTACAAGGTTGGAATCAATCCTGTTGCTTCGTTCCCAGGTCAAGGTACCGTTCTCTTCGGTGATAAGACCGCACAAACAAAACCCTCCGCATTCGATAGAATCAATGTTCGCAGACTATTCATCGTTCTTGAGAAGGCTATTGCAACCGCTGCTAAATTCCAGTTGTTCGAATTGAATGATGAATTCACTCGTGCGACATTCAGAAATGCTGTTGAGCCATTCTTGAGAGATGTTCAAGGTAGACGTGGCATCACCGACTTCATGGTCGTATGTGATGATACTAATAATACAGGCGAAGTGATTGACACTAACCGATTCGTAGCTGATATCTATATCAAGCCTGCAAGATCGATTAACTTCATTACTCTGAACTTCATTGCGACGAGAACCGGAGTAGATTTCTCAGAAGTTGCTGGTTTATCTAATGCTTAATATATAAATAAAAGAAAGGAAATAAACAATTATGGCAACATTTAAAGTAGACGATCTAAAATCTAGATTGCCAGGCGGAGGCGCCCGAGCAAATCTATTCAGAGCAACGGTTGAATTCCCTGGCTATGCCGATGGGGATTCAAATCTTGTATCATTCCTGTGTAAGAGTGCACAACTTCCTGGTTCAACAGTTGGAACAGTTCCTGTACCTTTCAGAGGTCAAGTACTAAAAGTAGCTGGTGATAGAACATACGAAAACTGGACAGTAACCATCATTAATGATGACTTATTTAAGGGACGCGATGCTTTCGAACGCTGGATGAATGGTATTAACCAAAACAAAACAAATCAAGGATTGGTAAGCCCAGTGGCCTACCAAACTGATATGATAGTTGAACAGCTTACCCGTGATAATGCAGTCTCCAAGACGATTAACATCAGAGGTGCCTTCCCTATCGCAATCTCGGGCATTGATCTCAGTTATGATACTGTTGATGCAATCGAAGAATTCACTGTTGAGTTTGCTTACCAGTATTGGGAATCAAACACGACTTCGTAATTCGTAAATCTTGATTAAAATTATGGGCACCTTCATCTCTGGGGGTGCCCATTTATTTTGTTATAAATAAAGATATGGAAATATTTGGATACGAAATAAATAAGAAGGTAGCTTCATTAGAGGTTAAAAAAGACAAAGAACTAAAATCATTTGTTTCGAAAAGAGATGATGAAGGTTCTTCAAGCGTGGTCACCTCTGGAGGTTACTATGGACAGTATGTTGATATTGGCGGTCTCTCATCAAATAATGAAGCAGATCTAGTTGTAAAATACAGAGAATCAGCAGCACAGCCTGAATGTGACCAGGCTATTAATGATATCGTCGATGGAGCTATTTCATCGAGTGATGATAAGTCGCCCGCAATTCTTAATATGAATGACTTGGAACTACCAAGTAATATTAAGAAACAAATTTCAGATGAATTTGATAAAGTATTAGGTCTTTATGAATTCAATAGAAAAGCGCCAGAAATATTCAAGGATTGGTATATCGATGGTCGCTTATATTTTCATGTCGTAACAGACGAAAAGAATTTTAATAAAGGAATCAGAGAGTTGCGCCAAATTAATCCATTATATCTGAAAAAGGTAAAAGAGGTTAAGAAGGTTCTTGATGAAAAGACTGGAGCAAAGATTCCAAAAATAGTTGCAGAATACTACATTTATTCTGAAGGAATTTATGGTGGAGAAACATCCTCCGATGCAACATCTG